GTTTCCTTGTAGGGAAATGACTTTGCAACTTGGTGACGAAAGTTATTAGATCCAGTTAAGTAGACTTGGTAGGAACCACTTTGGAAATCTCTAACTGTTCGCTTTAAGATAAAGTCCATGCTCTTATGGATGTGTTCCTTCAAGCTAGTGTTACCAGCTTCCCAGAACTTGTAACCTTTTAAAAACTCCTCATAGTGGTCTTTTTTATACTTGTATAACTTAAGGTCAGGGGGGCCGACCTCTCTAAAGAACTCACTCTCCAGAGAGGCCGCTGATCTATAAGCTACAATGTCTCCATCAATTAAGACCTTGCCACTTTCCATTAGAAGTCTCCAAACACCATCGAACCATCGTCCTTTTCAAAGCCTACATCTTCTACGTATGTATAGCCAGCCGCCCTAGCCCCATCAGCATAGGCTCTACCTAAGCCGTACAAGTCCTCAACATTATCTCGTATAACTGTGGTACTCCCTTGAAACCCATCAGCCTCAGACTCTGAGGTAAATATCATTGTAACCTGCATTAGAAGGCACTCCGATCTTCTGCTTCTGGCTCAAAGACAACGTGATCCACAACAGATATCTTTTCTAGTTGTGTGATCTTACCGTCCCAAACATCTAGCTTTGCGATAACTTTTGTTCCGTTACCAAGGACACCATCTTTTTCCCAGTCCCAAGCAACGTGATCGTCACCCACCTTCTTAAACATTGCTGGTGGCCCTACAACTACGCCTTGTTCTCCAGTTTGTCTATTCTTGAACTTAGGGTTAAAATGGGGTCGGGTAGCTTTGTAAAACATACGACCTTCTTTGTTAGTCTTGAATAACTGAGCCTGTAGACCCTTGTTAGGAACTCCATCAGAAATCATCTTATCCTTAGTATCTTCATCAAGCATAAGATTAACGACATACACACCTTGCTTTGCTTGCATATTAAGTGCCATGTCAGAACCATCGTTTGGCCCCATGTCACGATCTTCTTCACGAAGTTTCGCCCATTCAATCTCGCACTCTACTACTACTGTCTTGCCCATTGAACTTCCTTTCAGTCGGGGTTACGTACTATACTATATAGACATATTTAGAAAAATTATACCTTGATTCGCACACTTATTTTACTTTTAGTGAATATCTGCGTAGGTGTTGCCAAATTGCACATCTGTCCCTAGAGGTACATTTAGACCTACTTGGTCATTTACGTTTGAGATACTCTTGTGCATGATACCTTCTGCCTTATCTTCATCTCCTTCTTTTGTTAGAACGATAATCTCATCATGGAACTGACCTATAGTCTCCAGTCCCATGTTACGACACTCCTTAACCCAGCTATCAAAGCAGTAGACACCTGTGCCTTGGTTAAGTGTACTGAACCGATCCTTGTCACTACGTAGGCTATACCAGAAGCCAGACACAGGGTTCTTGAGCCACATAGAACCAAATAGCTCCCGTGTACGCAGTTGGCTTGCTACCCTGTCAATAGACCAGTTACGTGACCAGAACGCCTCTAGTAAGGTCTTAGCCTCTTTGACACTCATACCTGTCTCACGGGCCAGCTTAGGCGCTCCTACACCATACGTAGCACTGTAGTTCACCACCTTGTAATTCTTACGTAGGGACTTTAGTGATCGTTCCCCTGAGTTGTGCTTGTCGATGTCATCTTGTGAGATAACACCAGCGTGTAGAGCTAAGTCTAAGTGTGGGTCAAAACCCTCTTTACTCATCTGTTCTACGTAGTCAGGGTCCAGTGGTTTCATGTAGTGTCGTTTAGTTGTATCCTCTAGGCTAGTCATGTCAGCGCCAGCTAACACGTAGCCATCAGGACAAGTTAGGCAACCACGGATCACATCACCATATGGCTTGTCTACGCTGGGTAGGTTTACCAGTGGGCGAAAGTGTTTGAAGCGAAAGGTATTAGTGAGACCAGCTACACTAGCTTCTAGCCATCCGTCCTTGTGACACTCTAAGAAACTTTTAAGAATACCAGCACGGTGAGTAAGAACTGTGAGGCCATCCAGAAGATCAACAGTCGGGTCAACCTCTGCAAGCTTTCTGACACTTGGGCATAGCTCTCCATTCTTTCGTACTTGTGCAATTTGTTTCTCCTCTCCTGTTTTCTTGTTTCTTGTAAACTGGTAAGTAAGTGGTTTCCAACCTAAAGAATACAACCAGTCTTTTACTTGATCATTGCTGTTAGGGTTACCGCGCTCCTCTCCTGTCTTAACGACAAACTTTAAGGTTGTTGCGGGTTGCATGTATTGCTTACAGAGTGATACCCACTTCTCCCCATATGAAGACAGATCACCGTCCTTCTTGTACATAACCTTTGGTTGGTTAGCTACACGGGTAAGTGTCTTCCTTGGCATGGCATCTGCTAATTGTTCTACCTTCTCTACCTTTAACTGTATAATTTCGTCGTAGGCTACTTGTGCTTTGTCTACGTCTAATTTCCACCGCAGGGTCTCTTGTTCTTTTGCACAGTCTAACTTGAACGACAGATAGTCTATCAGACGGTTCTTATCGGCAGGGTCTTTATACAGTTTGTTCAGCTTAAGGTTTAGGTCGCGCCATAGACGATTGTTGATCTTAACATCCTCATCACACCTATGAGCGTATTCCTCTGGTGTAAGGCTGTTCCAATCCTTAATGACAGGCTTGGGTACTTCATATTCCTCTCCGTAGCCCTCTAATCCATGCTTCATGCGATCATGGTGCAGATACCAACTTAGTGCCAGTGTATCTACTAAACGTGCTGTAACCTTGATGCCTAGCACTTTTTCCACTACAGGGATATCAAAGCGTATAATGTTATGACCAACTAGGGTTTCACTGTTGAGCAACACATAGCGCATCTCATCGTAGTCATGGGTATGCTTAACTTCACCCATGTCATTAGACCAAGACAGGACATGAATCTTGGTCAACTCATCTAAGAGACCGTCTGTTTCAATGTCGAATACTGTTGTCATATTACCTCTCTTAACGTGAATGTTTCAGTGTTGAATCTCATCATCCCTGCATTACCTTCTTCTGAGCATGGACGGTTTTTCTCAACAGTTAGGTACGTTGTGTTTCTCTCCTCTAAGTCTTCAGAGTCTTTGTCTCGACCAAGGTTAACAATCACTGATGCTCGTTGTCCGATCATACGACAATACTTCATCTGACCGTCATCGTTAGTGTGAGCAATGGTTACGATACCTACGTTCAACTCAGCGGATAGTTTGGATAGACGTACTGACAGGTCAGCTAACATCTGTTCCTTACTTTCATCAGATGATCCTACAAGCACATCCTGGATAGGCTCAAAGAAAACAAACTTAACACCACAGGCCACAGCAAAGTAACGTATCTGGTCGATCAGATCGTCAGCATCCTGTCCATCACTGAGGTAGAACTGGTAAAAGTTTTCGTCGGCAGTTAAGCTACTGATAGCCGATAGTACCTGATCCTCTGCGTCCTTCTCCTCAATTAAGTCTCGTCGGGTTAAGTTATCCCCACATTCATATGACACAAGGCCCAGTAAGGTACGTAACTTGGTTTCTTCCAAGTGCCATGCTGCAATCGGGACTTTCTTCTGTAGCATGTTGTACTCAAGGTAGCGCATGATTTCTGTCTTACCGATACCTGTGGGTGCTTTAATCACTGTGAAGTGACCCTGCATGAGACCAAGTATCTTATCGTCTAATGCCTCTATACCCGTTGGTATATACTGATGCTCAGGTGTATCCTTATACAACGACAAGAAGTCCTGTGTACTGTTCATCACATTCTCAGGTGTATACTTAGGTGCATTCCACCATGCGTTCTTAAACTCTGACGCTTTACCTGCTTTTAAGAACTCGTTAGCATCCTTGAAAGGTCTGTGGTCAACACGGTAAACCTTATTAGGAAACAACTTAGCTATATTGTCAGCAAGGGCATTTCCAGCATCATCATTATCTACTGACAAGATTATCTTCTCAAAGCTATTAAGCCACTCTGCACAATTTTCCCAGAGCTTCTTAGAAGGTGTGGCAGAAGGTAACGACACTACAGGGTTTGTAAACTTACTCTGCACTATCTGGAAAACTGACATGGCATCAATTTCACCCTCAGTTACAGTAACGATCTTACTACATCCAGCGGTAAATAAGTTCATACCAAACAGTTCATCAGACTTAAACCCAGACTTAGCAAAAAACCCTTTCTTGGGCAGTGTCCTAACTTTAATTCCCCCGCTGGGATACACGTACTCTTGACGGTCTGGGAAAGTTAATACCCCATACTCCGTCATTACAGCTTCATCAATCCCACGCATACTTTCATAATTTCCATTGCTAGGGTCTTGCGGAACTATCGGCTCAATCTTCTTAGGTGTGAACGAGTATTCATCCTTTTGTATTGTAGGATATCTCTCTGCTGCCCATTCAAGTGTTTTCTTACGAGAAGGATAATTTGTATCACAAGAGTGACACTTACCGTATCCCTCACTGTTGTAGCTGAAAGCATCTGATGATCCGCACCCCACAAAAGGACACGGTAAATTGCTAGTGTCTGTCATTTAGTCTTTCCTATCTTTAGTCTATCTTAAGTTATCTAGTGTTATAGCTCATCATCGTTGACCCTAACTCTAGTGTAACTCTAGTGTTATTTTTATAGTAATGACGACGATGTGCTGTAACACTAGAGTAACTTAAGTAAGGTATTCTAAGTGTCTCATCTTACTATATAGACATAATCAAAGTTTTTATACTTCACAAATTGTTACAGTTTCGCCATCTTAGTCAAAGCCTCTCTTTCCCAGAGTGATACAGTCTTCTGACTGACACCTAAGTTTTCACTTAACCAATCCTGGCTTCTGTCGTTAAAATACCTGAGCCTTATGACACTCCTCTCTACACTTGTTAAGGTAGACATAGCCTTTTCTACAAAGTCTTTATCCTCATAGTTTTTTGTACAATCCTCTGCTATCAAAGTTAGGTTGTCGTTAAACCCCACTGCCGTTGAGGACAGTGCTTTTGCTAATGTTTTTAGTCCTTCTTGAGAGTATGTCTGCCCATCATATTGAATGCCCTTTGAGAGAGCCTCTGCGCTCCTTGTGATAGGTATTGTTACGGCTTTTGTCTTAATGTTTATATATTCGTGCATGGCCTTGTTAGCACGTCTGTAGAGGCTTGCAGGGTACTCGTCTGGTTTGACTTCAAGTCTGTCGTACACAGCTAATACCCCTTCTGAGATCAAGTCTCCTTTGATGTGAGGTCGTCTGTATTTATTAGCGAGCCTAGTACACATCTTAACAATTTCCTCGGTGGTCATTCTCTCGACTTCTTCCATGTTTAGTTTGCCTGTGTGTTGATTACCAGTATGGTCGTTAAAGGCTGTAACTGACGTAATTTCTCTGCCCCACTACTTGCCTGTTCATATGTCATCTTTGGTAGGTTTAAGGGTATGATTGTTCCGTTACGACTTTCGGTTGCGATAATATAAGTTTTCATTCTACCTCTGGTTCCTGTGAGAGTTCTTCCTGTCTCAACCTAATAATATGTATAACATCCTCAGTTGTTACCCTTGGACATTTTAGCATTTCTCGTATGATATCATGTATTGTAGCTTTACTGTCCCCCATCGAAACGGTCCCCTGTCAGTTTGTGAAATATTACCAGTAGTGCCTCGTAGGGCCACAGGAATGCAAACAAGGTTGCACCACCCTTGTCAGCGTCTTCTATTCCCTCGGCGCTATCTATAGCATCCATCATCAGGATCAACGCCAGTAGATAGGTCACTAATACACCCCATATGAATCCCATCATCATCATTTCCCCTGTGCCATCAGTGCATCCCACGACACAGGGAATAGTGGCTGTATGATATCGTATATCTGCATAGCTACCTCTCTCGTTTCTTGTTGTGCGTCGGATGTTAAACGTAGCTTAACCATTCTGCTGAAGGCATCAAGGCTCCCAGACCAAATCCACTCCGTCAACATACTCTGTGGCAATATCATACGTGCCTGTTCCTCACAAACACCTCTGGATAACAGATAGGTATACTGTTTAGCTGCCTCAATACCTGCTTGTTCGACTACAGCATCTAACACACCATCTTCCATATCATCCCCACTTCCCTGTTTTTTATCCAAGGCTGCTTCACGTAACTTAGGTCTGTAAAACTCAGGCTTATCTGACACATAGCGACGACTTACCTCGCTCCAACGGAGATACGAGTGCTTGACCAACTGCCTCGCTACGAACACTGGAGCAGAAACATGAACACTAATGAAACAGTGACCGAATGGACTGATGTGATTGTGATCCGCTAAATAGCGTATTAGTTTAGCATCCTTCTCTTTCAGCTTAGGTGGTCCAAAAGGATCAGACATATCCATCTCTGATGTCTTACGAAATGATACTCTCGCACAATTAGCGACTGAGAGATCATCAGCCATATGATTTCTATACGTTACCTTAATTTGCATCTATCTTTACTCCAATGCACTCTATTGCTTCAGTTTTATCGTTTACCATCACACTAGCATCCTTCAATGCTGTTTGACAAAAAGTTATGTTCTCATGTGTACTCAGATGGTGATACCTTACACCTTGCTCTGGTACTACTTGGAACCATATCAGTAGGAATATCATCATTAGAAGGGAACCTCTCCATTTTCATCGCGGGGGTCATCAAAGAAGCCTTTGACCATGCGACGACGTTGCTCAGTCAGTGCTTGTGAAACTTGCTCTAGTGCCTCTATCGTAGTTTCCGATAGCACACCCAGTTCTATTAGATGTCTTTCCATTGATGGGGTCATGTGTCTCTCCTTATTTGTATGG